GTCATAGAGGTATATTGTATATATATAATATACCTCCAGACAGTGATCCTGTCAATTGTGAAAACCTTTGTCAAACCAGTTCAACCAACTGCTTGACCGCCTGCTAAAGTGGGCACCTCGTTTTTACTAAAACCCCAGACAGTTTAGATCAGTCCAATTAACCAAACAAAACAATTGAAATATTTTATTTTATTGTCAGAGTAGTTTTCTGAAAGTTTGGTTGTTAACAGTGTACCAGCACACCCCTTGCCAGCCCTCGTAAAGTGGGCCCTTGGCTAACTCCCTCTCAAGACTCTTATCAAAGAGTCTCCACCCCGATCATCTGTGAAAGCAGATATCACTCCCCTTCACCCATAGGCACTAGGAGAACAGGATAACCCCTAACGGGGCATCCTGCCTGTGACCTTTCAGATTCGCTAGTTAGATATCTTCACAGACTCTGCTAGGCTTCTGACCCAGTCCGTTCCCAAAGTCCGTTACCGCCCGAGTAGCGCTTAGGCGCGAAAGGGACGGAAGTACCTCCAGTAAGCGAAAGCTGAAGTAAGGGAAATACGGCAAGACTAACTTGTTAGTCTTACAGTGTGGATAACCTGGTAGTTATCCCCGACAAGAGACCTGACTCGATGTGAAAACATCCAACTAGGTTGGCTTCAAACTAGCTACAGGCAGGATATCCCCCAACGGGGCCTCCAAGGAATCGAGAACCAACCCTCATTCCACGTCTGTAGTAAGCAAAAACAGGGGCGATCTTCACCGACACCTCTCACCACAGAGCACACCAACCTCTGTGAAGCCAATTTCCTCGTCCAAGGACAGGTTATTGAGGGTCAACTTTCTTCCGACCAGAAGAAGGGATTTCCTACCAAAAGAAAAACCAAATCCACCAACACCACAAGGTAAAACAACAACTTGTGAAGCCAATACTTAGTCAAAGACTAACTATTGAGGGTCAACTTTCTCTTCAATAGAGAAGGGATTTCCTGGTAAAACAAATAACAACAACTAACATCAGCAACTATGGTCTTAATTGTACCACTCGCCTACACGAACAGGCCACCAATCTGCAAACCTCGAAGATACTCAGTCCTTCCAAGTTACCACCACAAGTATGGAAGTGATATGATCAAAAGAAACATTTACTATCGAGGCACCGACATCACACCAGCACCAATGAGCAGAGTGGCAAGAGGCAACTATATACAAAGCGTACAAGACCAGCCTAACACCAAGAAAAATAAAAAAATTACATTCAACGAGAATGTAAAAGTCGTGGAAATCACCAACAACAAGGAAAGCCACGTAATGGCTGACAATCAAACAGCCAGCAACGCACAACCAAAAGTGCATGCAGCTCACAACAGCGCCCCCAACTTTGCACCTGGGAAGGTAGCTAATGATAGCGCCCCCCAAAAGAAAACTTTTGCACAAGTAGCTAGAAATAGTGAAGTGCAGGCAGCTAGCAATAGCGCCCCTCAAGAAGAAGAAAAATTTTTTTTTGTTGCGGCCATAAAAAGAAGAGGCCGAAGATCAGCAAAAACAAAAGCTGAGGCGGAAGTCAGTCCCGTTAAAGAAACTGAAGAGTCAGCCCAAAAAGCGACTCCCAATTTTGAGCCCGAAAACGCTCATGTCAAGGAGACAGCCCTAAAAGCTACTCCCAATTTCACGGTGACAACAATTCCCATCAATAAGATTAGCTATGCAGCGGTTATGGCCAATGCAGTGAATGCTACCAATAACACCAAGGAAGCAACTGCAGCGGCAGTAGCCAATGCAGTAAATGCTAATTTAGGAGAAGGAACTCCTGTAGTGCCGGCGGGGATCCCCAAGGGTAAACGCACCTCCGACAGTAGCTACGAGCTACAAGCTACGAATCCATCGGTGGCAACTCCTGTCCTCGTTAACGAGGCCTCTGAAGACGTAGAAGTTGCAAAAGTAGAGGAACCAACCTCTATAGCTCACGAACAACAGCACAAGACTGCACCCACACCATCCAGCAGCAACACCACACCGAACTACGCAGCAGCTGTAAGAGCCAAAGCAAAGTCAGCGACAACCGCTGTAGCTACCACAAGTAGCAATGTCATAACATCAAAAGCTGGAACCGCAACTGCAAAAGCCGGAACTCCAACTACAGCTCAACAACCACAACTACAAGCTGCAATCATCAACAGCTATGCAGCCGCAGTAAGAGCTAAAACTACTCAAAGTAGCAACGCAATGACATCAACAGTTGGAACCCCAACCTCAACCTGTGGGGCTATGACTCCGAATGAAAACAGGATAGTAGCAACAGTTGATGAACTACTATCCAGCAACACCGCTGCAATAGTCACTAAAAACAAGAAAGAAAGCGGTGCGCAGCTCGACGGCAACACCGCTGCATCGAGTCTAAAGAAAATAATAACAAGCGGTGAACACCACGACACCAAAGCTGAACAAGAAGCTAGCATGCAAAACAAACTCGGTCCAGTCGTCAAAGACTATCTTAGCAGCTTAGTCTCACTTTTCAACAAAACACCGACAGAAGAGCCAGAAAAGGACATCGCAGAAGCTATCGTAAGCTTAGCAAAGAGCTACGCAGTGGCAGTAACTGACATCACCACCAGCACTAACACCTACGGTAAGAAGACCGACGGTACTAGTGTCAGTTCCAACCAAGGTAGTAAGCAACAACTCAACTACCAGCATAGCAACCATAACACCAAGTTCTTATGCGAAACCCTCAACGAGATCACTGCCACAACAACAGTCCACGGCTTCATCCAACCACACGACTTCGCTTACAGCACCAACTGTTCAAGCGTCACCGTTAGCAACCACCATCTGCAAGCAGCATGTAGCCAAGTCAGTCCAAGCACCCACCAGTGCGTCAACACAGCACGAGAACTCATACTCAGCGCACTAACAGACATCACCCAGGAGGAATATAACGTGCTCAAATTCACCGAAGTCACGAACTTCGCAGGACTCAAAGGAATACTCCCAAGAGGATATACCTTCAACGCCACTCAACACGTCAACAACTTCACCATCGCGATCTGGAAACACAACGAGCTTCCAATCACCCACGTGGCAGTCCTCAACACCGACAGCGTAAGCACCGTCATCTACGAAACCAAAGACAACGAAGTCAACCTCAGTGAGTTTTCCGAGCCACATCTCTATGAGCTCGTCAAAATCAACCAAGAAAGCACCGAAAGAACCACCAGCACAAAGTACGAAGAAATAGGACGCAACAACTTGTTCCACTCTCCTACTGCGCTTCCACGAGACTACATCCAAGTACCAACATTCTGCACGAAAGCTAACATCAAAGTCAAACCAAAGTCGAAAATCCTCGACCTCAAGACAGCATACCAACAGTTTAAGAAAGAATTGAAAGATTTGTCAATGACAGTACCATTCAATCCAGAAGAAAGCCAGAAGACATCAATTTATTCACAATTCGACAACGACTACAGGCATTTTAACGGAGAGTTTGTAACAAGCGGAGTTGGAAATCAACATCTGACCACCGTAACAGACGTCACCGACAACGAAACAGTACGAAGTTTAGACATGGCAATAAAAACAGCCAGTTCTAGACTAGAAGTACGTCAACTCAAACACCACGTCAAGGTTTCCAGAAAAGTTGAAAACAAAATCATAAAAGGAACCAATATTTGGTCGCCACTCAAAGTCACTGAGACAGTAAGATTGGGGAAAATGTGTAATAAAAACCACAACTTCGAATGTAAAAAACAAATCGAGGAAAAATTGTGTATAATGTGTAAACATCAATGGTATGTTCAAAGAACAGGAGGGGTTTTTGACACTGAAATCGGTCAAACGTTAGTCCACATGCAACTATGTGTTGTGTGTGCGATTGAGTTTACCGATTATGAGTGTGATTGTGAAAAGCAAAATATCGAAGTTTGTGCTTTTAAAAGAAGTGAGTTAAATCAACACCAGTTGGAAGAATTTAAAAAGAATAAAGATATACAATTTAGAAAAACACAACAAAACCAACAGCAAAGAAATGAAAGAAATGATTTCAAAGAAATCCAAGAAAGTGAAGATTTACCACAACATTTTTTCCATCATAACCACTTAGCACTTAGAGGTGCAAAGAAAGTTGTGAGACTAGGTAAATATTCTTTTGTGAAAGTGTATGATAAAATTTGGGATTTGCCAGCCTTTGGGTCACCATCAAGCCAGCAGCAGCAGCAGCAGCAGCAGCAGTCAAAGCAGCAGCAGCAGCAGCAGCAGCAGCAGCAGCAACAGCAGCCAGGGTATCAGCGTCAGCAGCAACCCAGGCAGCAGTGTCAGCAACAACCTAGGCAACAGCAGACAGGGCAGCAGCGTCAGCAGCAACCCAGGCAACAATGGCCACAGCAAAAGCAACAGTATCAAAGGCGGTATCCTAGGCAACAATGGCAACAACAACAAGGCCAGCCAGGGCAGCAGCAGCAGCAGCAGCCTAGGCAACAATGGCAACAACAACAAGGCCAGCCAGGACAGCAGTATCAGCAGCAGCAACAATGGCAACAGCAGCAAAGCCAACAGCCACAAGAAAATAATTATCAAAAAATGCAACAACAACAACAACAACAACAGCAAGAAGAAATAATAAAAAATTTAAAATTAAAGTTGCAGCAGCAAGAAGAAATGAATGGAAAGTTATTAAAGCAGCAAGAAGAAATGAATAAAAATTTGGAAAATATGCAAAAGCAAATGCAGCAACAAATGCAGCAACAGCAGCAAATGCAAATGATGTATATGCAGCAAATGCAACAAATGCAAAATCAAATGCAGCAGCAAAATCAACAGCAAATGCAGCAGCAGCAGCAGCAGCAGCAGCAGCAGCAGCAGCAGCAGCAGCAGCAGCAGCAGCAGCAGCAGCAGCAGCAGCAGCAGCAGCAGCAGCAGCAGCAGCAGCAGCAGCAAGTCCAAAGCCAGGCCCAAAGGCAGCAACAACAAAAACAACAACAGGAAATTGTGCAGCCACAAGGCCAGGCCCAAAGACAGCAGCAGAAACAGCAGCGAGATCAGCAGCAGCAACAGCAGCAACAACATCATGAACAGCAAGATCAACCACAACAGATGGACCAAGAACAAGCAAGTAACTACATCAACGACTTAACGACATCGCAATGGTTCGAAACAGTAACCACGGAAATGTCTAGGCACTATAGAAAAAATGCAATCTGCCGCCATAATCTTTATGGAAAATGTCGTTTTGGTAGTAAATGTAAAATGGCCCATATCAGCCTCAATGGCAAGAACGGACCACTACCAACCCAAGAACAACAAGAACAGCTCCAAGCAACAAAGCTACTACCTTGCCGCAACTATCTCCAAGGTTATTGTAGCTATGGTGATAAGTGTAACAACTTGCATAGTTACATTAACATCAACAGAGTCAACCAAGAGCTGAATAAAGGTAATTTGTTCTTATTTGTTGTGCCCAAAGGCTTTAAAACAAATTATGTCATCGTCAGCGAGCAACAGATGCAGCTACAACAACAGCTGCAGAAATTGCAAGCCGTAAATGATAGTAAACAAAGCCAACAGCAACAGCAACAGGAAGAGCAAACAAAACACCAGCAACCAGCTCAGCAAAAGCAGCAACAGCTGCACGAGCAGCAGGAGCAAGAGCCAGAGCAACTGCAGCAAGGGACGCAACAGCGTCAAGAGCAGCAAGTGCAGGAGCAAAAGCCAATGCAGCAAGAGCTGTTACAGCAGCAACAAGTGGTCGATCAAAAACAGCTGCAGCAAGAATTCCAAAATAAAATCAAAACTCAGCAAGAAGAACTTCAAAAGAAAAAGGACTTAAAGAAAGAAGAAAGAAGGCAGCAACGAGAGCTGGCATACAAAAAGTACGACCAGCAACAGTCAAAAGAAAGCTTAAGCCAGAATAGCCAAGAAAGCAAGGACCAAGAAAGCATGAAAAGTCAGAAAGACCAGGAATGTACAAGCCAAGAAGGCCATGAAAGCTCAAAAAGTCAAGCAAGCCAGGAAAGCCAGAAAAGTCAAGCAAGTCAGAAAAGCCAGAAAAGCCAAGCAAGTCAGAAGAGTCAGAAAAGTCAAGCAAGTCAGAAGAAGGAAAGCGAGAAGACCAAGGAAAGCTCAAAACAAGAAAGGCAACAAGAAGTTCTACAACAGCAGCAAGTACAACAGCAAGCTCAACAACAACAGCAAGTACCACAGACACAGCAACAACAGCACGAGCAACTGCAAGTACAACCGGAAAGCCAACAACAGCAGGCAATCCAGCAGCAAGAAACTCAACAAGAGCAAGCGCAACAAGACGAAGTTCAAGCCACTCCGAACACACCGCAGCCACAACGGCAGCAGTATCAACCAAAAGTCATCGACCTCACGAAGGGCATACCACTCAACCTCAAGAAACCAGATGACGAATGCAAAACATGCCAAGATGCTACCAAGTATCTTGTAAAGCAAGGTCTCAGAAGAGTCGTCACTATCTTCGAAAGAAACAGTGGCAAACAGATGGAAAAATTCGCAATCGTCGTGGCCCTCCAAGGCCACTATGGAATTTTCGAGTCAGGCAATCCACGTGAGCTCTATAACGGAGAAGTTTACAACCAAGTTTTGTCATCCTCAGTCGAAGCTTATTTTATTTCAAACCCACAACGCCAACAACAACAGCCACAGCAGACTGAAGACAAGCTGCGACAACAGCAAAAGCAACAGGAAAACGAGCAAAAGCAACAAGGTAACAACCTGCAGCTGCAGCAACAAAAGCAAGAAAGCAACAACCTGCACCGGCAGCAATGCCCGCAAGGAGCCAAAAAGCAACAGCAGCAACCGCAACAGCAACAAGATAGTAACAATCAGCAACAAGAAAGGCAACAAGAAGAAATGCAACAACGACAGCAACAACAACAGCCACAAGTTGGAGAGTCCAAGTTCGAGATCACTAACATCGAAAAGTTAAGCCCGCTGACAGAAGTCAGTAGTGGTTCTTTCACTTCTACAAGTGACACCGACAACGACGCTGACAACAACATACTCCAACAGAACGTCAACCAAGCTGTCAAGTATCAGAACTTCGTCAAAGAGTTCCGCAACGCCCAAGCAAACTTCAAATACCTACCTCCAAAATACAAAGACAAGCTCGTCCAATATAAAAAGCACAAATTTGACATTTTGTACGCAAGTAAGTTCGTCGAGATGGAACCTAACCAAACGAAAAGGTACCACAACGAGAACTTCGTATTTTGTAAAGAGGAAGGAGGTGTCTTATATGGTTACTACCATAGCGACACCAGTGAAGACGTTTATGAGGGAGTTGATTTCCCATGTATCGTCTATCGAGAAGTATTGCAATCTGTTGACTGTTATGTAAGTAAACGCAGTGAGTTCATTTATCACAAGAACGACATCTTCACATCAAGCGTCAACTTACCACTCCAGTACAAAGTCGAAACTCACATTTGGCCAGCATCCAAATGCAGAGCCGAAGGTATCAAAATCGATAAGAAAACACCACTCAACACCAAGGTCATCGTCTGCTACCGCTATTGTCAACTTGTCGAAGGCAAAAACACCTTCCAACGTCACGTCAAAGACTTGCTAGAACAACACTCTAGTCAAGCCGGCGACGACGTAACAGTTATCACAGACCCACTGCGAATCGCAAAATCACAAGTAAGCTTATTGCTGAAATTAATGGACAACCACCTCCGCCACGGCGTCCACATGAGCATCAACAACTATCTTAACTGTCAGTCCACCGAGTTTGCACTCGTTTTTAACAACTTTGACTTCAGCATCACGAAATTCGCACTTGCACAATACCAGCTATGTGCCAACGGCAACGAGCTAGAACCAGACCTGCACGGCGTTTTCATTAAACAACTGTGTAGTCAGGTCAACTTCAAATACGTTGCCCCTGACGAGCTAACATCAAGTAATTATGGCAAAGTCATCTTGAATATCATCAAGCAGAACGTCGTGCGTGTTGACAATAAGATACCTTACGAATTCGACATGCCAGACAGCTTGGAAGTCAAACCCCAAGTCGATGATATCGATTACGAAAAGCTAATCGGTAGAGGAGCTTATGGTAGAGTCTTTGGTAGTAAATCAGGAAAGTTTGTATTTAAGCTACAAGGCTTACAAAGCTCGCAATATGAGCATAAGATCTTAAACTTAGTTAAACACCTCAACGTACCACAAGTCGTCGAGCATCACGAATTCCAAGAACAAGGAGTCGGTATAATAAAAATGAAAGCACTCGAGCTGAAAACTCTCGACGTTTTGAAAGTCGATGAGAATCAAGATTTAACTACCAGGCAAGATATGTTGATGCAGTGTTTAGAACACCTCGAACAGGTTTTGAAAGTCGGCATCGTCCAAAACGATTACCATATGGCTAATATGGCATGGACGAGTGAAGGAAGACTTATCGTGTTAGATTGGGGAATTGCAAAAACAAGAAAAGAAGGTCAAGAGCAAGAGTTCAAAGCAATTGTGTATGCTTGGTATGTCAATTTAATCATTGACGTATTAGCTAACATATTCTTGGACTATTATGATGATGTTTATTACATCACGAAACAGAAAGACCTGTTGTGTTACTTCGAATGGTTCATGGACGAGGAGTTATTCTCCAAAACACACGAGCTATTCGGAGATGAATATCATGACATGCTCCACCATCCACCAGTCCAAGAGGACGAAGAAGAGGAAGAGAGCGATTGGGAATCTGAGTATTCGGACAACCAAGAATTGTCAGAAGACCAACAGGTACAGGAAGTAGAATATGGGCAACCTCAACAGCAATGCCAGGAAGTAAAACCTCAGGAGCAATTCCAAGAAGAAAAACCCCAACAGGTGAAACCTCAGGAAAAACCTCAGGAAGTAAAACCTCAGGAGAAACTTCACCAAGAAGAAAAACCCCAACAGGTGAAACCTCAGGAAAAACCTCAGGAAGTAAAACCTCAGGAGAAACTTCAACAAGAGGAAAAGCCCCAACAGGTGAAACCTCAGGAAAAACCTCAGGAAGTAAAACCTCAGGAGAAACTTCAACAAGAGGAAAAGCCCCAACAGGTGAAACCTAAGGAAAAACCTCAGGAAGTAAAACCTCAGGAGCAACTTCAAGAGGAAAAACCCCAACAGGTGAAACCTAAGGAAAAACCTCAGGAAGTAAAACCTCAGGAGCAATTTCAAAAGGAAAAAAACCAGGAGGTGAAACCTCAGGAAAAATCCCAGGACATCAAGCCCTTTGAGCAAGTTCAAAGCCTAACTATAGCCACTCAGCAACCAAGCAACCACACCAACACAAGCAGCTTACTAACTTTGACTCAACATAAAATCAACTGCGTCAACAACGAGATTAACCAAGTCCAGCAACAACTCACTCGACTCAAGAAAGGAAAAGCAAAAGCACAAAAAGCAACACTCAAAGCCAAACTCGAAAAACTCAATAGCAAGAAAAGCGAACTCGAGAAGCAGTTGAATGGTAAGTCAAGAACATCCAAGTCACCAAAGAAAGCAGACCAGCAAGCAACTTCTAACAAGCCACAGCAACGTGAACAAGTACAACACAAGCAACTCAACGACATACCAAACGTCAACAGTGGCATGACTAAAGTCGAGCAACAAGCGATCGACTGGTTCGAGATGACAACATCACCAGCCAGTTCGAGAGCTAGTAGCTCAAGTGGACCATCAGCGGCAACAGCCAACGAGCAGTCCACAACTGCCAAACCAAGCCACAAGCATGCCACAGTAGCTATCACGACATCTAAGCCAGCACCAGCAACAACAGTGCAACATAGACTCAGCGAGCTCCAGAAGATGGTATTCAGCCTGAAACAAGTTGACACAAGCTTGTTGGACAAACACCAACTCTCCTGCCATAACAAAGTACTCCAAGAGTGCTTTGAGCAAATCCAACAACTCGCTCACGAGGTCGACAGCCAAGGCACCAGCAACTCCAGTGAGAGTTCTAGTTTACTTCCAAGTCAATCTTACCACGAAGTCAAAGCACCAAGTCAACCAAGCCGAGACATCTTAGCTACAAGCAGGCAGAAACGACCAAAGGTATTTTGCATCCGTGAAGTGTCTGACATCGACATCAAAGTCAGCACAACAGCTACAAGCTGCAAGCCAGGAGTCAACCGATGCTTCATCTACGCAGCTGAGGCAGCTCTCGCAACTCTCGGCCAGTATTTCACACAAGAGACACTCAACAGCTTGTACAAACTCGCCGACAAAGGCCAACACGATGCATCTGAAGTCATCGCTAGAAGCGGTCTACCAATCATCCAGACTGCCAAGTGCATCTTGCACGGAACTTGTGAGCTCATGACACCATGCTGTAGCAATGTCGTACCTAACACGACACGTACGAACATCTTGGTCAAAGAACACATCGCCAGTACATCCGCGTACGGTCTCACGACACTCGAGCCACTCGCCTACTTGCACTACTCAGGTAATGCACTCGCAGGCCACTGGAAATGTTCTTACAACACAGCACAAGGAGTCAAGAAAATGAAGGACAGTGGTGTCACAAGTGTGATCAACAAGCACCCTAAAGCAACGTGGACACTCTGCAAAGTCGCATTTAACACCGAGCTCGCACTCACGAATGACGACATCACGAGCAACGAAAACGTCACCATCATCAGCCAGAACATCAACCTCGTGGCATCAATGCTCACAGTCCACGGTGATCCAGTATACCACGATGCCACAACACTCGCCATCGTCCGAGACAAAGACACAATCACAGTCATCACACCAGACGCAGTCGCCAACCACGACTTCACAGCGAGCTCCAACGTCTACTGTCTCGAGTATCATCTACAAGTTTCCAAGAAACTCAAAGCAAGCAAATGTCAAGTCAAAGAACCACAAGCACCAGTAAGCAAGTTCGAACTAAACAACAAGAACAAAGATAGCACCATCAAGGTAATGCAACGCAACTTAAGGCAAGAGCTCACAAAGTACTATAGAAACAACCTCACAACAGGTGGTCCAATCAAGACACTCGTAGTCGGCATCGGCAAAGGCAACGACGCTCCACACTACGCTGCCGCAAACGGCGGAAATGGAATCGTCTATGACGGATGCGATATCAGCAACGAGGCTCTCAACATCTGTGCCACGAAGGTGCCAAGTACTACAACGTTGCACCAGAGTGACATCAACACAAGACAGTTCGATATACTCTGCAAAAAGTACGACTTGCTAGTCAGTACTTTTAGCTGGCATTTTAAAGACAAGATCAAGTGCGGCAAACACCACGAGTTCCACATCATACCAGTCTACAATCCAGACACGTACGACACGTGGAGCCAGTACTATGACGTGACAGTCCACTCGAAGGACGACACGAGCATCACGCACACGATCAACATGCCAACATGTCGGACAACTGAGACACTCCACACTATAAAGTGGTGGTATCAACAGTATTGTAGCAACATTACAATCAAGTCACTCCAGACCGAGTTCAACTCAAGCAACAGACACTTCAGCAATTTCATCGTCGTGATCCACACCGGACACAAGACATCAAGCACTAGTACTAAGACAACTGCAACCACACGATCAAGTCTAGTCAAAGGAAACCACTCAGCAAGTCGCTCCAGCAGCGTATCTAGCATGAGCGATTCCACGACTAGCAATACAACTGTAACCGCAAGCTCAGAACAAGCAATAAGCAACCAAGTCAAAGTACCACAACTCCCAGCCGACAACCACGACTGTAACACAATGCAACCAAGCGACGCAGACGATGAGAAGACGGAATTCGAGCAGTGTCAAAGTAGGGGTAACATTCCCATCACTATACACTCATGCGAATCTTCTGACTTCACGGACACTGTGTACGCTACAAGACCAGAAAACGTCAACGCGTTTTTTTGCCGAGAATTTTGCACCAGTTGCTTTGTTCATTTGCCAAAGAATGCAGTCGTCGATAGACAACTCCTCACGAATGCTCAAGTCTACCTCAAGTGGAGCGGTATCAGCATCAACGAGCTCAACTATCAGCTCATCTCAACTCTGCACAAACGCGAAGTCATCTGTCTCGACCACCTCGAGCCAGCACCGGTAGCCACAGACGACAACTGGGTCATCAGACGCACTACGACTAAACCAGTCAAAGTGCTCTACATGTCCCACGACGTCTACAAGACCATCGACTCAACACAAGCAGCAATCTTCCACCGCGACTTCGACATCTTCACACACCAAATGAGCAGATTCACCAAGAGGCCAGTCCAGAGCGTCGTCATCCACACCAGCAGCAAAGACGAAGCAGAGTCAATCTGCAACACACTCGAACACTACAACATCAGCAACATCAAGATCGCCGAACACAGAGTCGGCCAGTTCGAGACGCTCGCATTCAACCGCAAGACATGCCAGTACGAGTCACTCCAAATCAACAAGAAACGAGCTGGCATTTGGGAGCAAATCAAAAGTCACTGTTACGACATCAAGAAACCGTACCTCATCGAGTGGAACGACATCACCGACGAGTGTAGTCACGAAGACAAGTACAAAGCAATCGCTAGCTTCAGCGACAAACACGGCCTCGACAGCTACCAACGGCTCATCGGCGCCGACAAGTGCGTCTTCGTAGACTACAAAACCAGCACCGACACGAACCCAGACAAGCTCGACGACTACTACCGTAGCCGCCACGCAACTGAAACAGGCAAGGAAGTGGTCTATACAGCGGTCTTCAAGCTACCACCGACAGATAACAACGAGTCCAGGACAGTCTTCGCGGCTCTCGCAGTCACGAAAGACGGTAAATCACTGTACATCAACGGTGATAAAACCCAGATACCAGCTTCAGACATCAACAAGGCACTGTATCACATCATGCAAGCCAAGTACGGCAACAACACAAAGATCATCGGCGAGGTTTACTCCAAGTTCTTCAGCCCTGAAAAGGAAGATGCCGCAGCTTATAGCTACAAAGACCTCTTCACGATCTTACCGTTCTTGCTATTTGTCTTGCAACCTGGATTCTTCACGTTCGCTTTGTCACTCGCGATCATGGCTTTCTTTTTATTCGACAGACAAGCACTGCGCAACTTCGCCACAACAACGCACCAGCTGATCAACACAGTCCTCGAGTACGAAACCGCAGCAGCCATGAGCTATTGTCGTCTCGGTGACTATCGAGTCACTAAGTACATACTCGCCACAGCCAACTCTGTGATCTGTCTGTACTTGGTCCTCTATACTTACTGGTCATGTGTGTCTAACCACGACCTCATTGACACGACGCTACCGCCGTACCACAGCTACGTGCAACGCATACTCGCATTTTTAGACTACATACCATCAGTCCACGAGTACGCAAACGCAGTGACGCTCAGGGAACTCTGCGGATCTAATATCATCTGTAGACTTGGATCACCGTATAACAAGCTGTATCTCGACCAGTACAAGCACTATGTCACAAACAAGAGCCACATTTTCCGCGACAAGCTAATGTCAATGTTTTCCTTTTATACACCATGGGGAATGCTAATGTACTGCCTCGACTTCAAGCCGTCAGTGCATTTAGTCTGTTATAACATTTTAATGACAGTCTTCATTGCGTATCTAAGCTTCCGCCGATTCTTTACTTGCTGTAAAGCATCTGGCCCATTCTGTGCCAAACACGCAATGCTCCGCACGAACAACATCCAGTACTACTGTAGCGGCAAGCCACATAACATCCAGGCTATCAAAGTCAAGTACTGCACTAAGCACAAATGGTGGTGCAACACCACCCAGGAGCATCTGCTGCCGCACCCAATCGCCAGAGTCATCGAAGCTTCCACACAGATGAAGTCTAACTTCATCAAGTCTGACAATCACTTCAAGTACGTCAGCCAGATACCAGATCGTGAGCTCCCAGACAACTTTAAAGACTATAACCACAACTTTGTCTATAGCACCAAGAACTTGTCGTACCTCGAATGGACACAACGAGCAGCCCTCTTCGCATATTGTTCGAGCACGAAGGTTAAGATCTCAAGTTACGACTCAGGTTCCATCACGAACCAGAAAGTCGAAATGACACAACAGATGCTCGACTACTTCAAGACCAACGAAGACTGGAAGTATAACTACGTCGCGGCCCAACAAGCCGGTCGTAGGAATATTTTGCATGTCGGATTTCTTGAAAGTATGACTGAACAGGAACTTAGCGAATTCTATGAATTCTGCTGTCAGTACGACCAAAGCTACACCAAGACTTGCATCAAGCGAGATAACTTTCTCAACGGTAAAGTACCTGACTGTTTTAAGTCAAGCCGCTTATTAAGCACCAAGTACCACAGTGACACAATCTATCTCGACAGCTTCGCAGTCGAGCACCACGACGACATCAAACAGCAAGCGAGTCAACACCACTTCTTAGTGTCGCAAGGCAAACCTAAGAAGTACATCAACTCGAAACGCAACATCTTCATCGCACTCGCAGTTTTACTAGCGATCGCACTCACACGAGTCGCATATCGCAAAGTCGTCAAGATCAACACTCCAGCAGGACTCAACCCAACAGGCAAAGACTACGCAAAAGGAACACTGTATCTCCACGAGAACATCATCGCAACACCAGTCGCATATGGCAACAACCGAAGAGTCCAAGCATGGCACTTCAGCAACGGGACGTTCGCTTTCACCGAAAAGCGCAGCACTCTCATAGCTAAGACGTCATGCGGAGAATTCCAAAACAGTTTTCTCCAGATCGAGACTTATCACCAGTCATGCGACCAATATTGGCCACTGGCCATCAACTTTTTTAAGCTGTCCATTTATTGGTTCCAAGCCGACAAGGCGTATACAACACGCCATGGTGATTATCAATCACAGGAAGGTGCAATATGCTTTGGATTGTCAGACTCCTTAGTCTGCCACGAGACAATGTCGATTTACACACCAGCTGCATTCGTCTGGATAACATCTAGCGTCGTGCTGTGCTTCGTGCTCAGCATCTTCTGCTACATCAAGATGAGAGGTTGCTTCGGTAACTATACCAGCTCAGTGCTCATCCTCATGACAGTACACGCTATCACCGTAGTCTTGTACTTGTTCGTGCCCGGACTTGCATTCGTATTCGTCATTGCATTGTTTTTCATTCCAGCATATCGACTCGTCATTGGCACCTATAGCTTTGTGGTTTGTTCCATGTTTCTCGGTCTCAACTTGGTCGTATTGTTTGGCCTATACACAATCGTCTTTCTCACCATCTTCTGGTTCTCACGAAACCAGACCAACGACGTCGAGTATACGCCATCAGGAGTCGTCTTCAGTTCCAACTTCAGCGGAATCGCCAAAAACGCATTCCTGCTGACCCCTGAAAACATACCCACAATAATCTCAGTGACAGGCAAAAACTACGCCCAGTTACTCGAAATGTCAACAGGACCACAGCTGAAACCAGAGACAGCTCTTGCTAATGCAATCCTCAAGTGTAGCATCACGAATACCAAGATGCTTTACGAGCCGCCTAAGAGCACAAGACTGCCAGTCTACTTGCAGTCTAAACTCAACAGGCTCTCGGACATCGTCGTCAACAGCGCCCAGCTCACTAACATCTGTGGCATCCATGACGGAACAGGCCTCATCGGACACGGCATCTTCACGACACCGACCACAGTCCTCACCGCAAGACACTGCTACACCACAGCAGCCCAAGTATTCTATCGAGGCCAACTGTTGCAAGTCAAGGACCACCACGAAGTCGGCTTCAACACAATCTTCACAGTCGACAAGCAAGACAACATCAAGCCACTCGCAATCGACAACCACCACGAACTCGAACTCGGCACCCAGTACACGCACGTAGTCTCACCACTCGACGACCAAGCAACAGTCACTGTGCACCAACTGTATCCAACACCGTCAGGCCACTTCGCCCACGCATCCACGATCGCAGGCGAATCTGGCTCACCGATCTTTTACCACAACAAGCTAGTCGGCATCCACCAGGCAATGGTCAAGTCTAAAGAACACACCGGAGCCCACGCAATCGCATGCCGAGTCGATGGTACGCCATTCGACAGCAGCTTCCATGATACACTCATGGCAGCAGGTAAGATCCAATTTGACGGTAACGCACTTTTGAATCACTATCTCACCACCGAATGTCGGAAAGCAATCTCAGTCCGTGATTTTAACAACCAGATCACCGAAGCTAACAGGCTTATCAGCAACTATAGTCACATCAGTATCATCAACGACCCTGTATTATTACAAGCAGAGCCACGAGACTTAAAACCTCTCATGGAATTTTTGAAAGACTCACCAGTCATCAGAGAACACCACTGTAAACCATATAAGATGGGTAATGACATCAAGCTTCAGACAAGAATCAGCCAACGCATCATCGTACACTGTACACTCAGCAACATGCTGAGCTTTTGTATGACACTCACATACTTTCTCACAACTGCAATCTACGGTACGCTCACGCTCAAGAACTTCATCGACTTACTACTCGCGGGCTTCATGCTCACGGTAGTTTTTCGGAGTAGGCATGTCGTGTTCTTACTCACAACAGGAGCATATTTTGTCAACATGCTCGAGTTGTTCTTGTATGTCTGTCATACAAATATCCAAGTCATCAGAAACATTTTTTCAAGCAACGACGAAATTTACGCCCACGTCGTCCAAACGGTTGTGCGTTTTGGTCTCCAAGACGCCCTGTTATGTACAGTCATTCTCATCGTCATGATGCTCAAGTTCATCTTATTGCCACTGCGCTGTGTTATTTTTACCATCATCTACTGGACACTTGTCTATTGCTTCGGTGTCGTCAATTTCTACACCATCGCGGTATTCGTGTTCAGTTTCGCTAACACATCAAGCTGGTTCACTTGTCTGACACTGTTTTTACAAAACACAATCTATTTTCCAGTCTGGTTCACACTCAACATTGTGTTGTCCATGCGCATCGGACTTCCCAAATGGGTCATTAATCGATACCACCAAATCACATCCGACAGCGTCCGAGTCAACCGAGGGTATTTTTGTCACCATCTCGCAACTTATCAAAGGCCACCATCATTTTTTGAAGTGCTCATAAGTCAGCTATTTTATTCGCAAGACGACGTCATCGAGTACATCCCACAGTCCAAGATTGTGCCATACTCAGTTGTCGGTTCTGCCACACACTACCCTAACGTCAACGCCAAGAGTCTCGCACTCATGTCAGGTAGTGACAGTAAGACGCTCTATGCTCACTTCATCTCCGCAGTCGAGGCAGTCTTACAATCAACGACAGCCGCCGACCAGCAGGCATTTATGGAATGGTGTGCAACTACATGTGACCAAGAAACCCTCGAGAAATGGCTCGAAGACAACCCAGAAGACATTCAGAACAAGTTACGCACGAAACGCCGGAACATCATCCACGCCAGGATCATGTTTCTGAAAGCCAAAGAAGAAAAACTCCGCAAGCAAATCAACCTCATGCAACTCGAACAAGTCCGAGGCATGATGCGTAGTGAGCTGTCTATCAAGCTCTGCGACGTACTCAACCGATCAGTCGCCGAAATGCAAGAAAAGGCAAATCTGCGTACTAAAACGTTCGGCAAAGGTATCATCGCAGCAAGCACACTCACAGTTCCAGAGGTACTCGTAGTCACCAACACGAATGGCAGAGACAAAATCAGCTGGGATGACGAATCCGAATGCTTCTGCTTCGAATTCGAAGAGGCAATCTATCACATCGCAGAGCTGAACACAAACACAGGAACAGCTATCAAGACCGAAGCTGAACTCAACGCACTCACAGCCACGAACTTTCCACTGTACGGCAAATTACACGACTTCTCATTCGACGGAGCAATCAACCAAGCTAACATCGGCTACACTATCAAACTCCACCAGATCAAAATCAACAGATCAAGCTCAGGCATCAAGATCGAATATGCCGCAAGCTCTGACAAAGCAACGAAGCCGATACTCGAAGAAGTCCAAGAAGCAAACGACAACACAGTTTTACTCGTGGCAGACGGCATCCTCAGACCATTCAAAGTCAATTCTAGCGTTTCGGCTCCGGTCCTCGCAGCAGTCATGACAAAGCTACGTCTCGACAGCCCAGAACTGCAAGCCATCAAGCTCGGGGGACTCGAAAATGTCACTGAGCATGTCGCCACATCCAACCAGCCGCTCAGGTGTCGAGGGTACACCACGTACTTCGCACCGTCACTGTGTAAATACTGCCGTACGAACATCGAACATAAATGCAAATACCAACAGTTCGTGCAAATTCCTGTCAACGAAGATCCAGACAAGTACCTCAGCAGCCACGACATCTGTCAACACAACAAGTTCAACTGTGACACATGTCACGGTAAAGTGACCATCCAAGCAAGGCCAAGCACCACAGTCAAGCCGGCTGACAAACTCCGCGAGCTGCGCAAACTGGCAAAAAACTCGTCTCGTCCGCAGTGAAGCAGGTCACTGGGGACTATAATCTTGTTTTCAAACAAGTATCAGACATCCTGCAGCAACCAGAGCTCTACCGCACAGTACGAGACGACAACTGTCAAGATGAGCAAGGCCGATGGGTCAACGTCTGTCAGCTAGACTGTGGAATCAAACGACTCAACAAGTGTCGTACAACAAGCATCCAGATCAACAACCGCAACCACATGCTCAAGACCGGCACCGAGGAGGACCTCAGGCACGAATACAACCAGTACCTCGCGCTCAGGGACCTCATCGCAATGCCAGAACACAAGCTCATTCAACTCGAAAACGGCAGCTATATCCTCATCCGAGGACCAGTAACTGAAAAGTCACTCGGTGACTTAGTGTACTCACACCTGCACAACCAGACTGAAGACGCTGTCGAAATACCTGACAAAGGGAAACCAGAAGCATCAGAACAACTCGCCAACGAACTCGCTCAACAACTCGAACCAGCTTTCGACAACCTCGACAAGCTGCGAGACTGGTGCTACAAATACGACGTCCAGCTACCGATCACACTCGACAACATCGACCTCGACGGTCAGTTGTACGACTTCGGTGACATGGGCACAAGTTCACATAACATCGACATCGCACTCAGCGACCTCATGCGGCTCTGGTCTCTCACGAACCGAGCAGCACCAAAGGTCGTTAAGAAATGGTTTCCAGTCAAGTATAACCTCCACGAATGTGGTTGGCTCGAGAAGGTCTTGCAGATCAACAACAATCTGCTCCACGCCAGCAACACAAACACCGAGATCTTCATCGATGCCACAAGCAACGTCACCCGCATGTACCACAACGAAGTCACAGGCACCCACACCATCGACGCACAGCAGCTCGATAGCTGCTCAAACTACCTCCAGAATCTGTACTACCTCCAAGACCCAGGTCTACACTGGAGGAAGCCGATTCTCACCATCGGAGATCGAGTCAACTTCGCCGCAACAACCGACAACAGCGAGGCAGCATCGAACCGGCCAGTCTACTACAACGAAGATGCTTTCAACTTCTTCGAGTCTAGACTTGGTAACATCGACTCTGTCCTCGACTATACGTACTTCCAAGGCGACAACAACGACTGCGTCAACGACTTCTTGTTCTATGACTATCAAGGGAGGTTATTCTTACAGCCACACATCATCAAGTTCCTCTACGAGCGTACACGCAAAGACTTCAGCTCATGTGCGACAGACGTCCGATTCAGCAAACTCGAGTGTACACCACGCAAGAGTTCGCTCGGGCCGTCGCATATGTTACTCAGGTCTTACAAGCAGAACCAAGTGTACGAAGCAGCACCAGACAACTTCATCGAGGAACTCGTCAACTTGTCCCACCACAGCGCAATGATCTTCAGTACCAAATGTGTGCAGAAATTCGCTCTAACAGCGAAACCGCGAGCTCGAACCATCGCAGCTTGCTCAATGATAGCATCAACACTCTTCCGAGCACTCCACAAGCCAGTCACAGCCAACTTTGTGACACAAACACAGAAAGCAGGCACCGAAATCCACCACCTCATCGGAGTCACAAAATTCCGAGGAGGATTCCACAACTGGTTCACCTCAAGACACGGGGACATCAGTAACTGGAAGATCTTCGGTAGTGACTACACGAAATGCGACCGTAGTTTTCCGTTAGTCTTCCGTAGCATGGCAGCAGCCCTGCTATTCGACCTCGGGGGCTGGGATCCGCACTCGTATCACTTCATCAACGAAGCGCACGCTTTCATGTTTGACATGGTCCATCTCGACGGAAAGATCGTCTACAAACCAGGAGGCACAAGTAGCGGCGATGCCACAACAGCATTCGCCAACACGCTGTACAACCACGGTGTCCACCTGCTCGTGCAACTACAAACACTAGTCACACAGCAGGTCCATAACAACCACCTGGCACTCAAGACTGCAGCAGTCAAAGGTTTTCAAACAGGCGATTTTACCGACTATGACCAGATGCTCGATGTGTATAACAAGAAACACTACAAGTTCAACTTTCTTAGCGACGATAGCTTCATCTTGACTAACATCCACGATGCAACGCTACCAGACATTTATAACAAGCATAACTTCAGCAAGCACCTCGAGACCATCATCCACACAAAGGTCGACCAGAACAAAGCGTGGGAATCTGAAGGAGATCTCCACGAGTTCTGCTCAAGTACTGTCAAGCCATGCAACGGCATCTTGCAGTACATTCCAGACAAGAACAGGCTTCTCGCAGCACTCTGCATCGAAGGCAAGGCTTCAACAGCCGAACTCCGAGTTGTCAGAACAGCTGCCATACTCGCCGAAGCGGTCATCTACTCTCAAGTCGATGTCAACTTCTGGCGTGTGCTCTGGGAGTACTTCGAGAACCAACTCGCAGACTTCATCGAGCACTACGGCGTCTTACCAATACCTGACAAGATGACCGAAGTCGAGTTCTACTATGGACTCATCGACCCAACTAAGTCACCAACAGACCTCGAGATCTTCCAAGCAGTGCTCGCAGACTGGGGAATCCAAGACATCGAAACTCAAAGCAAGAACCAGGTCCAGCAGCAGTGCTACACGTGCCACAACCCGACAGTCAGTACTTGTATCGACTGTCCAGTGGCATACCCGTTGTGCTGTTACTGTGCCTGTACCCACTACCACGAAACAGGTCACAAAGTCACGCACCTGCCAGTCTGTTCTCATCCAGGCTGTGGCATGTCAGACCCTGAACAAATGAACTTCGCGCTCAGTAACGGCCAATTCACAATTCGCTGTAATGAGCATAACACCGAGTTCAGTATCAAGGTCTATGATAACAAAACACAAAGCTTCAGACTGCCACTCAACCAATACTGCGTCAAGCAAGACTCCACAGTCAAGAACATCAGTAAGACAATCGACAACTTCACCGAAGGCAACTTCTTCGGTTGGGATGTCAACGAGAATAGCCATAGCAACATGGTTAGGCTCGTTCATGAGTCTTATCTCAACGACCAGTATAGCATCGAGCAAGACGTCATCTATGACTACACAGTCTTAGATATCAAGAACAACGAGGTCATGATCAAGGATGCATCTTATGGTCTGACCACGTACTGTAACATCCTCGACAACGCAGGAAAGGTCAAACTCAACTGCACAGTCGACCCACTCCGCAAAGACGTCTACAAACTCACATTCCTCGATGACACCAAACGCTTTGTCAACTTCGACAAGATCCAGCGCAGCAACAGGCAGACCACGAAGACAGACTTGTCTTTACTCGACGTGTTCAAGCGAACCAAGTTCATCCTCGGACCGCCGGGAACTGGCAAGACTACGTACTTCATCGACAACTACTTCAACAAGCAACGAAGTAACAAGGTGGTCTACGCTGCACCAACGCACAAGCTCGTGCAAGACATGGACGAGGCACTCAAGGACAATAACAACGTGACAGTTTACAAAGGCAAGTATAACAACCGAGAGTACCACGCTCCAATCGATGACGAAAGCAAGTCACTCATCCTGTGTACGGTCAACATCGTCAGGCCAATCGCAGGTTGTGTCTTGCTCATCGACGAGTGTTCACTCTTATCGCCTAAGCAGCTCCTCGACGCGATCATTCGCAGTCGAGCAGGAGAAGTCATCTGTGTCGGAGATCCATTTCAACTCAGTCCAGTTACACCAGTCACAGACTTCTGTTGGGACTATAATACATTCTACCTCCGCCAACTCGTGCCACAGTACAACCAAACAGTACTGTCTACCTGCTACCGATGTCCAAGAAACATCTTCAATGTCTTCGCAGGAGCTTATCACCAGCATGGCATCGAGTTTAACGCATCAAAAGAGGGAGGTACAGTCACCTGGCACCGTCTCAAGAACGACAGCATAGTCATCAGCCAGAAAGTGCTCCAAGAAGCTGACAATAGCGGCTGCGACATAATTCTCGTGAATTACAAGCAGGCAGCTATCGACGCACTCAATCTCAAGACTAAGTTCGTCACAATCGACTCCGCACAAGGACTCACAGTCGGCAGAGTCGGTGTCATCATCTTTGGTAGTACAAAGTTTAGTAAAGTCATCAACAGACTCATCGTCGCAACAAGTCGAGCAACAATAAGTCTCGACATTTGGTGTTGTGAGGCAATCGAGGATCACATCAGAGAACATCTATGTACCAAGACAGTCTCACCCCAATTGCTCACAAGGCCGAATCACCTGACACCAGTCACCATCGAACAAGTCGCTGCCAACATCGAAGCAAGCGCTGTTTGCGACATTGAGTTCTATCATACAAGGCATCCAACACGCAAGCATCCCAACTTCCTCGGTCTCGGCGAGATTAACTGCCTGACAAGTCGCGCAGTTACCACGTTTCTCAGGCCGCATTACAACCGAGACGGTGACTACCTCGCAGTCACAGACGACTACATCTGCGTCAGTAAAGAATGGAGATATATGCTCAGACACTTACCAAGCTATACAGACTCAGACATGAGGCGCAACCACTTCTTGCACTTCTTGAACAGTACAACCAACCTGACAGCGCACCCACTCATCTTCGTCTTGTTCAACGGCTTCAACGACCTCGACGCTCTCGCCGAGATCACAACACCAGTAGCAACATGCCACTGTGGTAAGCCAGCCAGGTTTACTACCAATACTGACGAAGATGTCTGTCAAGTGCACTGTGAAGGAAAGTTCTTAGTCGCAGTAGCAGGAGGTACTTATTATAACATCAGAAGCTCCAGCAATCTCACTTCAACACACGGCATCGTCTGTGGTAAGTATCACGGTGCAGCACACTCAGCCAACAACGACGTAGTCATGACAGCTTGCCTCCTCGATGACATGCTGAAGCAACATACAGCAGTCACCGACGGGCCAGTAAAGAATGACGAATTCGGAACTTGGAGGAAAGTCAAACCATCACTCGACGACCCGAATGACAGACTCTACGGATCTACATACTATCACAAGAGCACTAGAGTCAAAAGTGAGAACACAAGTGTCACAAACCATATGCCAGTCAACAAAGAACATACAAGTACCTACGTGATCATACCACCAGCAATGCGCATCAAAGCATGCCATGCGGTCTCCAGAATCCACTGCTGTACTGCATGTCTCGATCACGCTAAGAAATGGAACAAAGTCAACCACACGAATAGCCAACAGGGATGGCAGCTCGAGAGTCCCACTTTCGAGCTCCAACTCTCGCAACAAGAAAAGCAACTCAAGCTATCAGCCGAAGTCGTCCAGACACCTATGGGATTACGAGTCAGACTCGGAGCCCATACAGGAGTCACAGTCAACTGGCAGGGTAGTCTTGACCAAACAATCAGCAAATTCCACAACGAAGTCAACCAACCGCTACCAGTGGCTGAAGTCTTAATAGGACTTGCAATCAACTGTACCGTCAACTGTAGCCACCACGCAGTACCAATCACAACCGAGGACAGACTCAACCAGTGGGACACCCCGCTGGTTGTGAAGGCAATCAAACACAGCGGCACCCAATACGTCTGCCAACCGGCAGGCAGGAATGCCGATAACACAAAAGCTTTCGTCCTCGGCATGGATGACTGGGTGCGTGTCAACTACGACGAACTACCACGATACCAGCTCACAAGGCTCGACAACAACGTCGAAGTCGAGATGGAACAATCGTTGTTCAGTACAGGCAGGCTCGCAACCTGTGACCACTGGTTATTTCCAAGCGAAGAAAGCACCGAATGTGCGCACATCGAGATCGGCGACTATAACAACTCGTCACTCAAGATCGGAGGTATGCACATGTTCCCTAAGGCTTTCGAGAATGTCAGTCTCAACAACATCGAGCAAGAAGCAAGCACACCACTCTGGCACGCCAACATCATCGCAAAGCAAGGCACCAAGCTGCACAATTCACTCACCGACGTCGAAATCACCAGGTTCATTTCATGTGTCAAAGACAAGCTGACCACTAACACGATCAGCACCAGAACCTCAATCCGCATCGACCACCAGAACGTACCCATCATGATATGGGCAACTGCAGGAAAGATCGACACAGCATACCTGCAAAACGGCGGACCAGACGTCTCACTGCCTGCAACCAAGAAATGCTCACAAAGCTACATCCAGTACCAACCAGTCATCAGAGCCTACGACACAGCAACACTCTTGAACAGCAACATCGCTCACTTCGAAGTGATGCGAAACAGGCTCGACCAGGCAGTCAACATCACGAAATACGTGCAACTGTGCAACTACATGAACGACAACATCAAGATATCACCCAAAGCAACAGTCTTGCACCTCGGAGCAGCAACAGGCCCAGAACACGACCACATCCCAGTCGGAGGTGTCGTGCTCAACCACTTCTTCCAGAACAGCGACGTCTACCACCACGACGTCAGGCCTATCAACGACTGCAACGGGCTATTCAAAGTCGGCTTACCTAGCAAAAAAGTCGACCTGATCATCTCCGACATCTGGAGCTACAACGAGGATACTGACGGCGAGTGGATTTCAAACCACGAGCTGCTCATCAACTACGTCAACGCTCACTTATGCCTCGGAGGCAGTATCATCTGGAAAACAACCAGACGGTCGAACTTAAGCTACATCAACTATATAGCAAGCCACTTTGGCCAAGTCGACTACGTCACAACACGAGGAAACGCCAGCAGTAGTGAAATGTTTGTCGTTTTCAAGTACTTCAAGCAACAAATTCAGCAACCACAAGCTCACAACCGAGACAGTTGGCAGATCTTACATCATCTATTCGCTTACAGACACCAGTACCGCATCTATACAAGACAAGACCCACTCAACTGTGATACAACCTGTAAGCCACGAAGCGTCTACCGAGTGCCTAAATTTCTCGAGGGGCGCATCGAAAAGTCAAGTTGGGCAAGCGGTAACTTCATCCAACAAAACTCATGAAGATTTTAATCTTTTGTCTGTTCATTTGTCTCGCATCATGTCAACCATCATCTGTTTCAAGAACAAGAAAACCGACTTATCGAAACTGGGAAACTATCTACTCGATCGACCACAAGGCAAAAACGATCACAACTCAGGGCAACTTCGACGCATTTAAAAACGTCCCATACCTCACAAGCTACGTCGATCCAACGCTCGAGCCAGTCGAACTCGCAAGGTTCCTCCAGAACAACTTGATCACAGGCGTCTACAACGTCGACCTGCCGAAACCAGTCATCTTGGAGCTAGTCAGTTTCGATAAGCCAGAAAACAAATGCCAAACAGTCGACCCACCACACTACTATCTCATCCAACACCAGGGTCGAAAGTATTTCTTTAACAAACAAACACTCGCAGCACGAGTATGTTATGTTAACGGCTTTTGGCGTCCTACGACACCAGACGACAAAGACAAATGTGAAAAAGTCAGTCCACAAGTTTATCAAGACTTCAAACCAATAAGAATTGGAAGGGACGAGTCAGAAAGTACACCATACTTCTACGTCGGCAACTTACCACAAGTCAACCAGTATGCAACAAGAATCGACCGAGAGGATACATGCTGTTACTACCACGAAGCACCGATCGTCTTCTCAAAAGGAACGATCGCAACGTGTAGTGTCAAAACAGCATTCAAAGGCATCAGAAAGACAATCTTGAACACACGTTCCGAGTCAGTCTTCGTCTGCACTTGCCCACAGCGATGCACCATGTTCTTGAACGTAATCACTGACGTGGTCATCGCCGACGGCAAGTTACTCCAGTCGACTTATGCACTACGCGACCTCAACAACGTCGCACAGCAGTACAAGCTATTCCAACAGCAACTGCAAGGTAAGTCAGTCAAGATCAACAACAAGACTATTACCGACGAAAGCATCAACATCGTTTATCACGAATCCGAGGGTAGGTGTGGAGTCGGACAGGTGAAAATCGGATGCGGTCTTACCACATTCACATTCGCTTCGTCTCTGTATCTCATCCACGGACCAATGATGCCAAACTCACTCAGCAAGATGTATTGTACAACTGACAGACTCGACGTCCAAGATATTACACGTCCAACCGAGAGCGTGAACTTCGAACCACCAGCAACGGTCCAACTCGGCAATACACGCTTCATCGCAACAGGAACAGACGCAACAACGAACGAGCTCATTCTCATCGACGACCCACAGTTCATCAGCCCGACAATGACAGTCAAACCAACAGTAGGAAGCTGCTCAACATCAGGCGGCTACAAATGGGCTGGTAACTTCACCACCGTCAAAGACTCCGGAGACATTCCTGACTGTCCAGCTTCTAATGACGACCAAGACTGGACGCCAGTCTGCAACGTCACGAAGCTCGAACCTCTTCAGAAAGTCTACGTCGTTGACAAGAAAGTTCACGCCAAGGGAGTCAACTGTGATGACATTTGTCCATCAGCTACAGTCTGTAACTCAAACCAAAAGAGGAGTCCACTGTACCAAGCATGCGTCGGAATCGCAAGCGACATCAACCGACTTCTTGACGTCGAAATGCCTACCAGCGTCAAGCTCGAGGCTATCACAAGTGGTGAAGTCGAAGACTCGTTAACACTCGACTTCCAACAAACAGTCGCCGAGATCCAGAACGTCAAGCTCCAAGAAACAGTCACGAACGGCCTCAACAACGCAGACACACTGCGAAAGCTGTTCGAAGAAACAGTGGCATTACCTAAGGACGAAACATTCTTTCCTGACAGGTCACAGGCCGCTAAAGACTTGGGCCTGTTCAAGAATGCAATGTACAATAGTCCCAAAGACATGGACCACATCGCAGCATTTCCATGGCTCGCAGGCTGGAGGTTTGGCAGGCAGATCAACGCCCTGTCATATACTACAAGTATCTTGATAACTGCATATGACGACATGCAAAAGACAGTCAACTCCAACTTCCAAGGACTCGCAACAGCAGTCAAGTCAGTTAACAACCAAGTCAAGGCCAACTACGAAGCAGTCACAACGTTGTACAACTTGATTAAACAGACACACGACGCATACGGCAACGACCTACGCAAGGTCGGCTATCAACTGTCCGAAGTCGAGTATATGGCTGCAAAGCTCGCACTCGTCAATCAGTACTTCACGAAAGTACTGTCTAGACAGACCCAACTCGTCACCGAATCACAGCTATTCGATCTCAGAGTCGGGACGTGCCGAAGTCGTAATCCAACATGCTTTGGAGGCCAAGGAACTTACTTGTCACACGCCGAATTCGAGACACCACGACAACGTGTCTTAATCGTCAACTATCTCGGCAGTAAAGAGAGGTGTAAACAAATTTTCACCGCCAACAAAATATGTACAGGTAAAGGTCTAGCACAAGTGGCACCTTTTGGTTGTAGGTTTGAAAAGCAATATGGTGATGACGATGATTATGTATTGACTAACTATGCAACAGGCGGGGTCTGTCACGCACCACTCATCAACATTCAAGACTGTCAACTCCCTGAAGAGGACCTGCAGAAGCTCCAACTCGACAACTATCAAGAGTCTTTGCAACTCGGATTTCGTGAAGTTAACTACACGAAAGTGCAGTTCACCGAGAAGATTGAAAACATCACGAAGTTCAACAATGACATCAACAAGATAGTCGAAAGTACAAGAGCTGTCAAGTCTCTCAACGAAATAGTTTTAGAGACAGTCATGTTATCACTCAAGAACGTGCTCGCCCAGATCAACGCATGGAGTATCTGGGACATTGCTAAGTGGTTCTTAATCGCTTTCGCAATTGCTGTCGTTGGCATGTTCGTCGTATCAGCTTTAAAATTTGTGGCAGCAATCTTCATCGCAGTAAAAACAAACAAGTCATGAAGTATTTAAGTATTTATTGTCTGTTGTTGGCTGTGGCCTTTGTATCACAAGCTACAGACTTTACAACAGTAGTAACAAGTAGTGTAATAAATACTCAAGTACCAACATCAGCATCACAAGCTACAATCAGTCCAGTATTAACAACTTTTTCCCAAGTTCAAGCATCTTTTTCGACTCAAAGTGATAAACCATCAACAAAAGTCCATACTACCAGCAGGAAAAGCCAAGTGGCAACAGCTACATCAAAAGAGACAGAATTCTACGTTACTAACTGCCAGTGCCCCAACTACTGTCAACTCAACGGTACGGGAGTTGGAGTTGCTGACAATGTTAAGTTCAACAGCACCCAGCCTGTTACATTCTGGAGTACGCTCATTACATTATTCAATCCGAGTGTTATCTGCGTACAGCTGAACGAAACCTGCGGTAACAAGAATTACGCAACAACATCTGCATGTCTCCTTAACTTTGGAGTCTATCAACCGACTCCGAGCTGTAGTAAACAGGTAAGACTTCGTACATCGGAAGTCCCAGTATGCCAAGCTGTTAATGTCACAGTCATCAAAATAGGTAGAAAGAGTTCAACAATCCGTGAAACAACCATCGACATGTCACAGTCTGTATCAGGCGCGGTATTAGCAGGTGGTATTTTCATTTCATGCTTTATCACAGCTTTTATCATCCTGATCATCAAGGCTGCGTTTACTAGTCAACCAAACATAACAATTAAAATACCTAAGACTAGATTTTATTGAAGATGGCTGACCCACAACCAAGTTATTACCAACAAGCTAACACCAAGATCCGAACTCACCTTCAAGCATATCTACCTATCCAAGATGCACTCGTCGTCTTGGCGGTCGTTTTGGCCGTAGGTTTGATTATGGACTTATTATTTAAGTGGTTTCCTAAGGCCGCCCACTTGTTCATCTTCCGCAAGATGAATCAGTTGGTGCACTTTGTGAAGGTTTTGTTTTATCTCATCTTATTCTTTCTCACCGACGCCAACGTCCAACGCACCAACGTGCAGAAGTTTGCATTGGCTGTTTTTTCAGTCTTAGCTATTTATTTAATATTATGTGTGCTCTGGTATTTTATCATCGCCATCGTCATGCTCGCGAAATACGGTAGCCTCAGAATCGCACTCGCAGGTAGCCACACAGTAATCGTCAATGGTGCTGTGTTCCCTGTCGACTGTTATTCACCGGTGCTCGTGTTTAGCAAGCACGTCATTAACGGAAATGAGGAAATTCGATTCGGAGAAGCTTGTCTCAATTCAGTGCCTAGATACGTCGCTTATCGCGGCATATTTACAGCTGAAGACTTTACATACCACTCAACTGTCAAAGCAGGGAATGCCAACATCATTCTCTTCCGAACGAATCGACTCATGAGTCCAGCTTAACCAAACAAAACAATGGCAACATATTATCCAGTCCAGATGCCTATAGTTCAACCACAGCAAACATTCTTACCACCACGTCAACGGCGTCGACGCCGTGTTCAGAGAAGAAATGGAAATGGTAATCAAAGCTTCACTAAGCAGATCAAAGACTTGACCGACAAGGTTTCGAAACTCATGCCTAAAAACAAAGAGACTAATTATTATTCACTCCAAGCAGCATATGGCCAAGAAGCGCCAGAGTTGCTCGTGCAGCCAACTCTCGAGTCTGACGTCAGATACCGCATCGCCAAAGCGGACCTGCAAAAACTCACCACCGACGTCAAGAAGAGGCTGCAAGCAGGTGCAGGCAGTATCACCAAGAACCCTAGCGGTCAAGTCACTGTCCACTTACAGTTCTTACCACCAGGAGCTGCGAGTAGGACTTTTATTCCACTTAAACACGATGGTGCTGAAACTGAAGAGGAAGTTTAACAAAACAATTGTAAATATGGTAGAATGTAGTGTAAGATTATTGTTATTGTTATTACTTATTGTAAGTATTTTATGTGTAAGTAATGTAAATTGTGGTTTTAATGGCACCTATATTGAGCCAAGAAACCAAAATCCAATCAACCATCCGTTTATGTTGTGGAATAGTAAAAGTTTTGTTTGTATGACTTGTTTCAATGAGTCAGGAAAGGTTTATTATTATCATCCTAAAATCGACATTAATCACCCCTGGACACTTAAGGAGTATGTTTTAGCCGAGTGGGTTTCTGATGGTTGGAAACCAAATCCTGCCAGTTTAACCACTCCTCAGTTATTGTTTAATCATTATAACAGGACTTTTTTTTTCTATAACTCATCGGTATTAAGTTTGGTTGGAGAAAAATTTATTGTAAACCAATCACTGTATTTTGATAATCTTAGTCCGTATTATTTGAAAATGTTTAATGTTAGTAGTGGTAATATAAGCCAAGCTTATATGATGTGGAATAATCGTTATTTAGTTGATACCTATGCCAATTGGTTGAAGAGTCCCATCAATACAACAGTTGTCTTAGGTGACCTGTTTCAACCCAACATTTTTCGATTCATCAACTATCGAAATGGCACTTTATCACCTAATGTAGCTTTAAGATTTAACATCAACGCCAGTCTTGGCTATCCAAGATATTTTCCATCAATAATGGCTAAACAACAATCTTGTCCAACCAAGGCACCACAAGTTATGGTAAGAACATGTAAGCCAGAAATTAGAACAGTCACTGTCATCAAGACTGTGACTAAAGCAGCCATTATTCCAAAGAAGCAAGAACAAGCAACCACAGCTATACCATCTGACTCACCACAGCTGTTAGAATGTAAACAACAACTGAACATCTTTGTTGTATTGTTTGTGGTTGTATCATGTGTGGTATTGTTAATTTTGATGGTCATCATGTGCAGGTATACCAATCAGGCACAAAAGCCGGCAAAGTCACGTGTCTATTGATACTGTGTCTAGCTAGCTTCATCTTTGGAGCCAATAGTCAGCGAGTCCAAGACTCAGTCGACTTAAATGTTAACCATAAAATCTTAGCCTGTACCCGTATACCAGTCATCGCCACCGATCGGGAAAACCTCGTGCATGAATTGACTATCCGGATTGACAACCCGCGATGTAACGATAATGGTTTGGGTGTTTATCAGCTTGATACATATAGGTATCAAAATAATGTATATGAGTATGTAAAATCAAATCAACTGCCTGACGGAGCTAATTTTTCGCCACGCAGTTGTAGTTTAAGTGTAAATAGTAGCCATGTATTTGTAATATGTTTTAATCAAATTTTTAATGGTAATGAACTTGTAGATTTTAATAATGGTAAGTTGTTAAAATGTAATGGTACCATCTTTGTTTATGATGTCTATGACTGGGGCTTACGCCAATTTCACTTCCAAGTCGAAGAGAATTATTGTGCAACAAGTGCTAGTCAGGACGCATTCGTCGAGTGTCGCCATGGGACATTCTTGGCTACTTCGTCGAACTCACATTTTAGGCAAAGTGGTGATAAAGGAACTTTTGTATATGTTTTTGATCAATATTTAGTTATGTTAAGTAAAATCAAAGCATCAACTTATCTTGGTGAAGCTAACATCCAATCACTCGGAAGCTGTCAATTTGTACTCCGAATACGTGCTTCCGGAGATAAAAAATCACCTTATCTCTCTGAGGTTGTATTGGAGTATGATGGTGTCAGTTTGAAAAAGCTCACTCAAGGCGACTCTGACTGGCACACTCCATTTAATGCAGTAGGATGGGTGTTTCAACATCCTGTTAAGTATCCATTAAATCCTTATTCAGCATTCGGAGCAGCTAACTTTCCAGCTTATGCACCATATGATTATGGTCGCTATCCGGGTGAAAGTGTGATCTTTGGAAAGTCATATTTTGGAATAACAACTAACTTTAGTAACACCAACGGTAGGTTTGTGCCATTGTTTGTTTATAAAATTAATGAAAAAATAAAATCAGAGAAAATTTTTGGTTTTTCCCATATCGCATATGCGAATGGGGTATATATTAAAGACACAGTCGTTCTTCTTATAGAAACAGACAGTTGTCAAGACACGGGGTTATATCCTTGTGTTAAGCGGGTCATGATTGATCTGCTGAACCGCCCATGTCAACGGGTGGGGAAAATTGAAATCAAAATCCCAGACTCTTTTAATGGAACAACATCTCAAGTCAGAGTCACATCCGGGCCCGGATTTAGCGCGCTAGCAATCGCCATAGTCAACTTATGTTTAGTGACTTTGGGATTATGCGTTTGGGTTACCACGAAACTTCTGCTTAAGTGTAAGCTGAAGCGTTCTAGGTGGCTAAGCCGGATGACAAGTCCTTTCAAAAGGCCAACGAAGAGTTGAAGTGCTAGAACTAGTAAACTCCGTTGAAAATCCTAACCGCGATAGTCGAGCTTTCAAAGAGCTCCTTAGTTAGGTTGAGGCTGAAATATGCCAAGAACGCACATAATATATGACATTAACGCCATCATGTGTGTAAGAGCTGTAATAGAGGAAGTAGTGTGCCTCCCTCCTAAACCAACTTTGTTGGCATGGAGGTGCTAATCATGAGACTCTCACCGGAAACAGTGATATAACAACTAAGAATGGTCATAGTTGTGAGTCCGTGAAAAACTCCGTAGCTACAACTACGTTTGAGTTTAAGTCTATACCTGCCAGGGATGGACGCTCTACGACGCATAGAGTAACGGAAACTGAAGTGTGCCGGGCTTAATCAAAAGTAAGACTAAGGCTACCAGTGTTAAATAACACAAAGGGTTTGTAGACCCTTCCCTCGTTGCGAGATACGCTCTGATGGCGGATGGACTCCATCATCTTTCTCAGCCGTTAGCAAAAAGTTCCAATTGCTGACGTTAATTGACGAGGTATTAATTCAAACTACTGACTTCCGAGGTGATCCCTGACGCAGTCGGATCATGGTCACAGCCAAAAGAGAACCCCCGGAGAGTAAAATCTCGCGGACGGCATAAACCAGTTTTGTTAACAAAGTTGCCTGAATAACTGTGACTATCTTTAATGGTGACATGCATCGTACTACGATTCTGCCTAAACATTGCCGGAGATAAAAGTATGGTAGTAGAAAATTGAATTAATAGGTAGTGCCCGATAAAATGACCTGAAATGGCAGCACCCGGTGGACCGCACCGAGACCCTGAACACCACTGGGTCGTTTCCTCATAAAAATGATTAAAAAGAACAACCTGCTCCACGCCTGGCAACTGCCAACTGGCAGTGCCAGGAGAGGAGACTAACAGGAACCAAAAAAAAAAAAAAAAAAAAAAA